CTTCTATTTGGCCTTGCAGGGTTTCTGCCATCAACATTGGGTTCTCGTTCATATCAATTCCTTAGCGTGAACCAAAAAATGGCAGTAGGCCAGATTGGGTGTTTTGCAGCAAAGAGGGAATACCGCCTACGGTATTGTTTGTCATGTTTGCATATGGGTTCATAGGAGCCATAGCAGGAACAGTTACCTTGTTCTGAGGGTCTTTTTCGGATTGGATGCTGTACCGAAAAGCAGAACTTGCCATGTCTCCAGCAGTAGCGCCAGGGGCTGTAACTTGATTGTAGAAGTTCATTGCTGGCGCAATTTGCTGACCCAAAGACTGCGTAGCAATATCACCAGCAGCTTGACCCATAGTCATTTGATTCGATTGAGGTGGGGTACTTTGTATTGTCTTAGAAGCAGATGATGCCGCATCACTTGCAATTGCTTCATTATCGGCTTCGAATTGTTTTAACAACGCTGCAATTATTGCTTCCATAATTAATCTTCCTCATCTTCCATTTCGTATTCGGTCTTAGCCATCATCAGCATGTTCTGCTGTGCTTTGGTCATCTTTTGGGTAATGGGGCCACCAGTAAGCCATGCTGAACAGGTACGATCACCAGCACACTTGAAGTCAAACAACTCGCAGTAGCCGAGGTCTGCTGCTTCTTGTACGTCAGAAGCGTACCCATCTTCATCTTGATCAATACCTTTAACAATGCAGTCCAGCATTTCAGGAGTCTGAATAAATGCAGCGCAGTTACCGCAGCGCATTTCTTGAACGTCATCAATGGATACTTGCCAGATGTCAGCTAGGTTCTGCCAGTACTCTTCGTTTTCTTCTTCTGGATTGGCAGGGCCATAATCAACATTCTTAATAGCCCAATTTCTGTTTTTCAGATTGGCTTTGATGTCGTAGGTCGCAATAGGGCATTTCATGATTTACCACTTTACTTTGTTTGCCCAGAAAGCAGCACTCATCTTTCCTTTGGCAATGTTTTGAGCATGTCGTGCTTTGAAGGCTTCATTTCTTTTGGAGCCATCAGGACTACCGGAAACACCTTGTTGTCCAAAGCGGATCAACTTCACTTGGTCACCAGACTTGGCTAGTACTGCGTGACTTTTCTTGGGGTGGTCTGGAGTTCGTTTTGGTTTGTTGTAACCAGAGAACTCTTCAGAACCACGCTTGATCATTTCTTTTTAGCAGTCTTGGCTGCTTGTTTAAAGTCTTTAGCAGTTGGAGCGCCCTTGGTTCCAGGCTTTCGCATCTTCTCATTAGAGCCAGCCTTAATGCGCTCTCGTTTGGCATTAATGTTGGCGTAAAGACCCTGCTTCATTTCTTGCTCCGATTGGTAGCTGTGCGTTGACCACGCTTTGGCATCTTGGCTTCAGACATCGCAATGGCAATGGCCTGATCCCTAGATTTGACCTTTTGACCAGAAGAAGACTTGAGCTTCTTGTCTTTGAATTCACCCATTACTTTGCCGATTTTCTCGGCGGCTTTGTCCATCTTCATAAGAAGTCTCCAAAAAGGTATGGGAATATTACCATACACAAAAAAAAGAGCCACCTATTAAGTGGCTCAAGCTTTCTCAACCTGGGTCAGACCAGACCACGAATTAGCCTTTTTATCGGCTTATTCCATGAAGTGGCCTTTCCCCAAGAAATAGTCGCAGCATCCGAGGCGAATGTCAACACAAACGCATCAGCCATGTCAGGAGACTTTAATCCTCGTCTACGAATATCATCTTTTGATTCGATTTTTATCTTTCCGTTAGAGGTAAATGTGTATCTAACAGTAGCCAGTTCAGCAATCAAATCCTCGTTATTGGGTATCTTGCAGTCCCTTTTCTCAAGCCAAGCTTTAGCTTTGTGCCATAACTCAGCCCTGAGATTGAGGTAAGTCCCACCCATAGCCGGACTTTCGGACACGTTGATCCCACGGGCAGGAAGGTTCAACTCCCGCAACCGATCCACCACCCCAGCCCCCAAGCCGATACTGTCAACCAGGATCTCAGCAGGGCGGTTCTTGCCATCACAAGCTTCGTACTGAGCAACCACAGCACCAGTGAGTTGCATCAAGTCCAAGTTTCTCCACCTCTCTAAAGTATGGACCACGTTGGATTGACGCTTACACAAAACTGACGAGTCTGAGCCAAAACGAGCAACGTCCAGCCCCCAAACGATAGGAGCATCCTCGTAAGGACGGGTATCTCTGTGTTTGGCAGAGTCAAGTAGCTCCATAGGGATGATGGTGTCGTCATCACTTCTAGGGAATTCACCAAGAACACGGATACGGAAGGCGTTAGATTCCTCTCCGTACCGGGATTTCATGTCCTCAACGTACTCTTTGCTGACTCGTTTGGAGTCAACACAGGACACACGTTTGGTCCACCATTCGTCTTTTAGTCGATTGTGTGTGTCAAAAAAGAACCCAGAAGACCGGACAGGGTTGCCCAAAAGGATAGTCAAGGCGTTATGACCAGACATAGAGCCAGCAGCAGCTTCAAACACCGCTTCAGGAACACCAGAAGCCTCATCAGCCACCAGCATCACGTTATCCGAGTGAACCCCTTGTAGAGCTTCAGGCTGCTCTGCTCGACTTGTTCTAGCCGAGATAAATGCTTCAGTAGCACTAGCCTTCAGTTCAATCCTTTCCTGTTTGACATCGAGGAGGTCCTGAATAGGTTGAGGCAGCTCCTTAACCCACCTTTTAAGTTCAGCAAACAAAGCATCGTAGAGTTGGGCAGAAGTAGGAGCAGTAACCACCACCTTAACGGGGTATCTTGTCAACAAGAACCAAAGCATGGCCCAAGAAGCGGTTGTACTCTTGCCAACACCGTGACCAGAACGAATGGAGATCTTTCTTTCTCCAGTAGCCACAGCAGTCAGAAAGTCCTGTTGCCACTCATCAGGGTCTACTCCTAGAACCTCTTTGACAAACTTAACAGGGTCATTCCTGTAAAGCTTAATAAACTCAATAAACGGGTTATTCATTGTTTTCCAATGTAATGACTTCAGCCTTCATGTGCTTCAAAGCTTGAAGATGTAAATCACCCAAACTGATATTCACTTGCGTCTTGGCAGTATCCCCGTAGTTCTCAGGGTCCAACTTACTAGCCATCCACTTTCTCGTATCCACCTGCAATCTCGCTTTATTCACACCGCCATTACTGCTCTCATCTGCTTGGTCAGCAATCTCCAAAGCCTCCTCAGCCAACTTCTCCGCCTTCAACTTCCTGGCATTGATAACCGCAGTCCTGCGCTCCTCAGTATGGTTGATCCAAAAAGAAAGCATTGGCCTAGAACACTCAATGAACTCAGCCAACCTGCCAATCGTCATCCCCTGCGCTATATGAGCAGTAACAAACTCTATCCCCCCTAACCCCTCAATCTTCTTCTCCAAAGCCCTTCTCATAGGAAATCCAGCCATCTCAAGCTCCTTGATTTAATGTCTACAAATTCTAATCCTAATCCAGAACCTAAAAAAATTTTTTGGAAGGGTGGCTTACTTCTGGAATAGAGGGTGGGGGGGTTCTATCTTCATTTTGTTGGATTGATGTGTGAATCTGTACTGCCACAGACAGCACCCCCGTTTTAATCAAGGGGGGGTAAACCCTACTAGGGCAAACCCTACTGTCTATCCATCCACCACTGTGCATCCATCCACCCAGGGTAAACCCTACTGTGTTTCTATCCAGTGCTGTCCATCTATACAGCCATGCCTTGGTCTAGGTGGAAACCCTAGGTCATGCAAGAAATGCATAGTTGTCTCAGACACGCAATAGGATGTGATGTATCGGTGTGCTTAGGGCTGCCTATGGTTTCTTTGTGGTTGTCTATCCATGTGCTGGAAGCCCTCTCTCTCCTCTATGCTTTCCCTCTATAGACACTCTATCTAGTCTTGTCTTATCCCCTATATGGATTGATGCCCTTGAGCTTGGGTTGTTAGTTGTTCGCGGATTCCACTGTAGCTACAAAATCAAACACAAACCTAGGGTAAACACCTATATACAATCGCACACAATCACACACAATAGACACATCACCAACCAACCATGAGGATCGATATGAAGCTATCAGATAGGTTAAGACTAGCTCTTGCCAAGCGCATTGGCTACCAGACACAGGGTGAAGGATTCACCAAGGTGCATCACTCCCTCACTCTTAAAAATGCCATTGAATGGGCGCATTGCTACGACAAGGCTACTGTGACCCGTTTTGGGCTGTTTGTTGCTCGCACATCCATTACGAAAGGCAAGTCATGAGATACCCGCCAGACATAAAAATTGAATTCGAACACAAGATCAGACATGCACACCTATGGGTGGAAGCATCTGCATGGTGCGATGAGGAGGGAATCTACAAAACTCAGATCAATGACGTAATGCTTGACGGTACTAGCGTGCTGGAACTTCTTACAGATGATGACCTGTCAGACATCGACGACGCTATCGAACCCGCCATTCATGCAGATGCTGCAGACAGCAAAGCGACAGAATTTGTCCCATCACGGGATGCACATCGTTTGGGAGATTGATATGACCATTAAACAATTTATCGATGCTTTGCTTTTTGCTTTTTGCATCGCTGCACCATTTGCGGCTTATTTCATCATTTATGGGGCTTGATATGACAAACGAACAAATCAGACATTATTACGACACTCATTTAAATATGACACTAAAAGAACTGTCTCAAATGACAGGCAAAACTATTGCAGAGCTTAAGAGAATCATCTTAGGTTAATCATCTATTTATATTGGAAATGCATATCATGATAAAAATATCAAACACTTCAAAACTTAACGCTAGATCCTGGTCATTACAGGCGCTAGATACATGCCCTGGATCATTGTCTAGCCCTGGCGTATTGGTTGACGCATGTAAGGGATGCTATGCCACTACAGGGAATTACAACTATCCGAACGTAAAAGCTCCCCGATTGTCAAACAGAGAAGATTGGCAGCGCATGGATTGGGTTAACGATATGGTCAACGAGTTAGATCAGGATCGTTTTTTTCGCTGGTTTGATTCTGGCGATATGTACTCGTTAGCTCTTGCTGAAAAGATCCTTGAAGTAATGCGCTTGACACCCTGGTGTAAGCATTGGCTACCGACAAGAATGTATAAATTTCCTAAATTCGCTCTTGTTTTGCGTGAAATGCAAAGCCTGGATAACGTAATGGTTAGATTTTCATCTGATAGCGTTATCGGTGAATACATCCCTGGTTTACATGGTTCTGTCATTGGCCCTGATCCTGAATCCTTTGAAGCTTCACAGGGTGTCAAGCTTTGCGAAGCTTATGCACATGGCGGCAATTGTTCAGGATGTAGGGCATGCTGGGATAAATCTATCCCCTTGATAGCGTATCCAGCACATGGCAAGAAAATGGGCAAAGTTATTCGGATGGTGACAGCATGAAAACGGAATTCATTAAAAACCAGATTGGCCAAATTGGCGTGATAACAACCCAGGACAGTGCAGCACTGTGGACAGTCACCGGGGTGCATGAATTGGGCCTAATAGTTCATTCATGCGACAACCCTAAACAATGGCGAAGTGTCAAACCTGAGAATTTTTGGGTTTTGGTTGACAGCATCTAAGTGACAATTTCAAAGAATCCCCGGTTCGCTGGGGTTTTTTTGGGTTTGTTAAGTTAGTGAGCGCTCACTTCAAGCAAAACGATTTAAAGGGCCTACAATCGATTTTCTTGGTTTTGGCATAGTTGGTATGCACCAGCACAAAAAACGGCCTACACGGGCTTTTTAGTGGCTTTCTAGGGGCATTGTCACCAGTGTCTCATGCGCTGTTGACTTTTCAGGTGAAGTAAGCGCTCACTTTCACTCTATCAGGGTAAACCCTAGGTCAGAGGCAAAAAATGGGGTTTTTCAAAAAAAGTCCATTTGGTATTTTGGAAACCGATTTAACCAATTTTTAGGATCTCAAAGTTTTTCAAAGTTTTGAGATTCCAATATATTTTGTATTTCAAATGAATTTAAAGAGATTCTCTATTGTTTTGTTTAGAGCATCTAACTCATCCATCTTTTTGATTGACCACATTCTTTTCTGACCATGCCATCCTAGTACTGGTCCTCTGTGGCAATCAGAGCAAAGAGCTACGCAGGTGTATTGAAGTCCTTGCTTAATGTGGTGGGCTTCACTAGGACCAGGAGCATCACATACTGAACAAGGCAACTCCTTAACCAAGGCTAAGTGGATTCTTTCTTCTTTGTTCAGTTTGTTGTTCATTTGCTCAGCAATCTCCATGCTGTTGCGGCGCACAATGGGACTTGTCCGTTACCAATGGCTTTAAGTCTGTCCACCCTAGAGGCCACCCCATCAGCCACTCTACCCACGTTGGGTTCAGCTTCCCACCATTTCCTGCGCCCATCTGTCTTGCTTCTTCCACTGTCGTGTTCTTGTTCAGCAAATCCCATGATCCACTGCCCCCACACATTCCCTTGGTCCTCGGTGTGGGCCAATGTACTTGCGTCCCTAGATTGGGTGATTTCCTTTTTCCTTGGCTTGCTCCGCTGTCCTTCCAATCCCTTGCGTTTGGACTTGCCCACAATCCACATTCTGTCCCGCTGATGGTTGGCTCCAACGTCTGCAGCTCCCATAACAGTCCATTTACAGTCATACCCCATTTGGGCAAGATCTCCAACGACTCTTGTTCCTCCTCTAGTAGTGAGCATTGGGGAGTTTTCCACAAAGACGTATTTGGGTCGTACCTCGCCAACCACCCTCGCCATGTGTCGCCACATTCCTGATCGCTCTCCGTCAAGTCCATCTCCTTTTCCTGCTGCTGAGATGTCCTGGCACGGGAATCCTCCAGATACAACGTCAACAAGTCCTCTCCATGCGAAACCGTCAAAGGTTTGAACGTCATCCCAAATCGGGAAAGGCGGGAGAAGACCGTCATTTTGTCGGGCGCACAGTACGCTAGCTGGGTATGGCTCCCACTCAACGGCACAGACTGTTCTCCATCCAAGGAGGTGTCCACCGAGTATGCCTCCACCAGCACCTGCGAAAAGAGCCAACTCATTCATCACAACCTTTCTGTCACCCAACATTGCGAACTTCAGCACGTTCTGAGTATTTGTTGGTTCTCCATACCTCCACTCGTGCTTGAGCAGCAGCCATCATCCAGCGATAGTTCTCTTCCTGTTCAACTGCCGCCTTGATCCCTTCTAGGATCTCAATGTAGTCAGGATGAGCATAGGCATAGATCTCTTGTTTACCCAGCACTGTCTCTTGGCAACCCTTCATCAGCTTTGCCTTAACTGACTTTCTCATCTCCTCCAGGTACATCCGGTTTGCCTTGGCTTGTGCGTACAAGGGAGCCGTGTCCATTAAATACTGGATGGCTTTGTTTGGGTTTATCTCCATGCACTAGTCTCCAATGCTTTTCAGCTAATCTGCGAATGCCTTCTGACAAGGAACCATTCCCTGCCAGTGTCAATGCTTGCTCGTGGATAGGCCCTACCCTTGCTCGGATAGTCCTTCCTTCTTCACTGATC